TAATACATTCTCCTTACGTAATGCTCGGATTATTATTTGTTGCCACTATCAAGATATATTTATTCTTGTGGCGCGTCAAATTATAAATCTAAACTCCGCAAATTGTGCATGGTCACGGCGCGGCGGGATACCAGATCATCGACCATGGCCTGATCCGCCTTTTTCTCTGAAAGCAGTAACGCTTCCATATCCATTTCAATCTGCCGCAACTCGCCAAGTGCCTTGAGTACTACTTCCATATCGCCCTGCCGATCCTTCGACAAATCCCGGCCATCCTCGGCGCGCTTCTTCTTTATCAGCACACATCTTGCGATCACCGCCTTCACACCTCCCAGCGCCTCAGCGATATGATCGACCAGCTTTATGCTCTGCCTCTCTCCCTCAGATTTGAGCGCGACTGTCCGGGTGTTGATCCCTGCGCCTTTCACCACCGGCGATATCTCATGGATTTCCAGAGCTTTCAAAAATCGCACGTCTTGGCCGTCCTGTTCTCCAAATGAAACGTCTTTGATGGAAAATCCGAACGACCATTCCTGGAGCACCGGCGGCGATGCTATATCTTTCAGCATGGAGCTATGCCACTCACGAGCGGCCTTTATATCCAAATTGAGCTTGAACGCGGCCAACACTTCATTGCCTTCCTCGCGAATCGCGGCCTTACCTATAGGAACGTGCACCCAGTCATGGCCCGGCACCATCTTTGCAAATTGATTGCCGATTGCACCGGCCTGAATAACGTCTCCATCCTTATCAATGACATCCAGGGTAGCGATAACAGCCAAGCCCTCACCATCCTCGTTTAGGGCTTTGAGATTTGCCCCCATGATCGTTTTGAAATCAGTCATGACCTATCTCCTATCCGAAATGTGGCACAAAGTCCCTGGTTCCGTTCGGGTGTTCCAGGCCGGCTAGCTCATCTGCTTCCCTGGCAGATACAATTCTATTCGCAGCTGCCAGGCAATCATCATCTTCCGGCCCCGCACCGCGATTGTCGAGTACAAGGAACATGGTCGCCCCCGCATCCTTCCCCATGAGTAGAGCGGAAGTCCGCTGAGCGTGTTTGGTTTCCGTCCTGGCGATCACCTTGGCTCGTATCTCGACAGAGGAATGTGGCCCAGCTTCAACGATTTTCCCGATCCGTTTTGCGAGTGTCTCAGCACCTTCTCCCAGCGCCCGACCCTCCTCCAACGCCCGGAATAAAGCATCCTTGGTCTGTTGCGGGACGTCCACAAGCCCCGCCCTTGTACCGCCAGTCCGCACGATAGCACGCGCCACGGGGTCAGGTATATCCGTTGAGAGTCCGATAGTGGCCATAGCATCGGCTGTCGATAGCTCTGCAACGTCGAGATAGTGGCGTCCGTTCAGAGCAACAAATAGAGTCTGTTCCGTATCCAGTGCCATCGCCATCGCCACCCTGCCGGGAATCTCTGTGATATTTATATCCTTCAATTCCTTCGGGAGTGACTCTTCAAGGATGGGTTGCGCGGCGACCGCCGCTTTCCTTCCCAGGTCCTCAAAGAATTCGGTCAGTTGCTTCTCGTACTTCGCGGCCAGCTCCGGTTCGCGGCTTTCCTGCAACTCCATAAAGGCATTTTGCTCGGCGGTCGGCGTGGTTCGCTCCTGCCGGTCGGCTACGCTTTGTACGAGTGGCGAGATATCATCTTGCTTGATATCCATTACACCCATATAAACCGTTTCCCTTATTGGTATGCTCTTGTCGGAATTTTCTTCATCCTCTGACACCGGCGCATTCAACGGTACTGGAACAACATTTGCGCCCCTCAAATACACCTCATCGCCCGGCTCCGGCTGTAAGCCTAATTCCCTCTTACCCTCGGCAACGGTTATCCAGCCATTACTAATAGCCTTGTTGATCCGGTCGAATAAATCTGACCTGTTCTCCTGTAGGGCTCCGACCTCCCGCGTGTTGAACCTGGCCCGCCAGTCTCCTGCAGGTTGCCGGAACATCGGAACCAACACCCGGTCTATCTCGCCCTCAGACAGCCGGTGGAGCGGTATGATACCATTCTGCCATGCCAGGCGGCGAAGCTCTGTCATCGTGGCTCCGACTTTGGTTTGCTCAAGGCCGGAAGAGAATCCCACCACGGCGGCGGGAACGCCAAGCAGAGCGGTTACCCTTTCTTCGGCTCTGTCCGATGCCGGGGACAAATCCATTTCCTTTGGGTTCCAAGATACGCGTTCCATTTTTGTGCGGGATTCAAATATCATCGGCTCTCCGCGATGACTACCGGTTGTCTTGCTCTTGATTTTTTCTTTCAGCTCCCTCACATCGTTCGGGTCCGTCGAGAAACCACCATCCTTCGAGTCCGGCGATATAATCAACCCAGGGATGCCGCTGTTCCGGAGCAATGTAGCAATAAACTCACTGGCCTCCATGTCCGTCCAGATTTCCCGCAACGCGGAGACAATAGGTGACAGGCCGAGTCTGGGGTTGTCGGGGTCAATGCCCTGGCGGAAGTGGACAACCTCGTCGAGATCAAGATGTTTCTCCAAGCCGGCCGTCCGGTGAACGTAGCCTGTCAGAAATTCCGATCCATCGTTCGGGTATTCGGGCCTGATCAACCAATGGGGGATGTACCAGAGTTCCATCGGTATGCCGAGACCATTCTTAATGATTTTCCAGTAAGCATTCCCGGCGGTCAAGAGGGATAGGATGGTTCCCTGCCAGAGGGCATTGCCGGAATAGAACGGGTTGGGCTGTGCCAGTAGGGTGGTCAAAGGATGGTCCTGTACTTCCCATTCCTCATCCTTTACCTTCCGCTCCAGTGCCAGTGGAGCCTCCGGCATACTCCTTTGTATCCATTGGATTGTCGCCATTACGACGGATGCTTGCCCGCCGGTGCCGACCTCACGGGCATAATCGAACTGTCCGGCCTTGGATGTCGTGCCGAAATTGTTCAGAAAGATGAATCCGCCTCCTCCAAAGTGGCTCTTTACTTCGAGCTGCTTGCGCCCTCCGAATGGCCAAAGTCTCACAGCATCCTCCATGATCGGGTGCGAATAATGGGCTGTAGTGCGTAGCGCACGGCATCCCAGATATGATTCCAAGCGTCAACGATGTCAGGGAGTATATCCCCGGTCAATCGATCCTCCTTGTGCCGGTATAGGCGGGCTTCCTGCTGTGCCATCTTGCACCGGGGGTGTATGATTATCTCCTCGTACTTGCGAATATGTGCAATACCATCTTGAACCGAGCCCGGCCATTTCAAGACGGGTTCCACTCTCCAGCGCCCGCCTTCCAGCTTTGGATCATCCAGCTTGTTCATGAGGCTTATCGACTCCGGCCTGGCGTTGTCCGCCCTGATCAGATATTGGTGGGCGTAAGGTATCCTTGACCAGAGTCGGGCGGTAGGTATACCGAGGTCAACTCCAACGCCGTGGGCCTCGCATTCGATCCAGAGACGGTTATTGTAAATCCATACCCGAACAAGGGTAGTAGGGTCTTTCGAGAAGCCCCAGTCCGCGCCTTGATACGGGCCATCCCAATCTTCGCGTGGCTCGAACTCATCAACCCTCCACTTGCCTCCGAAGACTTGGGCGTCTGATTTCGACCAGTATCCACCGCCCCAGACGTGGGCTGCGCCGTCCGGGTCGTTTTTGTAATCATACTCATATTCTTGCTTTAGAGTTTCCGGTAGCCAGGGGTTATCCTCGTATCCCACCTCAACGATAATTGCGTCCGGTGGCGGATTGTCACCCCGAAAGAATGCGTCTACTGGCTCACTGGACTGCCCAGGATTCCAACTAAACCAAAGCTCCGATCCTTCCTTCCTGATCGTCGGGCGAAGGAGCCTGAGAGACCGCTGTGATAATACCTGGCCTTCCTCAACCCAAGCAACATCGAACGCCTCCAGACTTTTGATGCTCTCAGCGGTATGGTTCTGCATCCCTTGGAAGATGATAACTCCGCCGGACAGGGTTCGGATTTCAGTTTCCATAACCGTGAACAGATCCCCGACACCGAACTTGACGATCTTGTCTTCGATTAATTTCTTAACCGATTGCCGGAGTGACTTTTGAACCTCCCGGATGCAAACTATCCTGGCCGTTGGATCGAGTACCAACCGTTCGACAATCGCCTCAGCGAAGAAATGAGACTTGCCTCCACCCCTTCCGCCGTGAGCGGCCTTGTAGCGTGAGGGGGCCAGCAGGGGGGCGAATACGCGGGGTGTCTCAATCTGGAGGGTGGTCATCCAAGTAAATAGGCTGCGAGCTTAATCAACCCAAACATCGTTCCAATGCTGATTGTAATAGCCAAAACGAACCAAAAAAATTCCTCGTAGAAAACACCACTACTTGCTGTGTATTGGTTTGTCTTTTTAAACATCTTCAACCTTTTTATTAATTATCACCCTCTCAATCTTGGTTATGATCGGCCCACCATCCGGGCCTGAGACCTCAACCTTGGCGGTGTCTCGGTATTTGCCGGGGTAAATGCCTTTCAGGAGGAAGATCAAGAGTATATCGGAGCCGTCCTTTGCCCGTGTAATCGCCTCCTTTTCAAGTGACTCTCCTACTACCTTCCGAGCATCTTCGACCTTTTTTGCGAACTTTGGGCTCTTTTTGATCCATGCGTAAACTGTGGTGCGGCCTATGTCGGCTTCCTCACAAGCATGGCTTATGGTCCCGTATTCTTCGAAGGCTTTGAGCAATGCCTTTTTTTTGGTGACCCGCTGTTTAGCTGTGAGTGTCTTCGCCATTTTATAGTATCGTCACGGTTGATTTTGCTTTTAGTATTCTTCGAATGAACATCTGTAGCTTGAAAATCCATCCAATGATCGGGATGTTAAACCCAACATCGGTCCATGGGGTATGACCACCACACTTCGGACATTGTGCTCTAAATTTTGCTGTAAATTTCAAAATCATCACTCCTCACTACAAATGATTACTGGGAACATCAAATCTGTTATATCGTCTGAATGCTCCTCACCTTCACAATGGCGGATTTCATGCCTGATCAATATCAACTTAGCCTCGTCCATGCCACCAACCGGACACGCCGACAATTTTTCCGGATTCAGTTTTATCAGACAACTGTGAGGGTCGATTCCGCTTGCTTCTATTGGATATGCATGCCCGGCCGTCGGTAAATCAAAATCGTATCGAATTTCCCAATCGCCGCCCAGTACCACAATAACATCGTCCGACGTATCGCGTCCCTCCATCTCTGCGGCCTGTTTTGCTATGATCTGATCATCGGCGGTCAGGTGCGTGATATCGATAGCTGCAGGTCGGCAACTTATTACGAGGAAGGCTGCTGGGATTAGTAATATTTTATGATTAGTGATGTCCACACAGGTCATCTTCGCCAACCAATAAAATAAATACGACCCACCATTTTTGTCCCTTTGTTTCTTGATTTCCAAAAAACAATTACCAGCCCGACCGGAATATAATCAAATGTAATTCGAGGCATTTTCATCATCTGCCCTTCTTGGATTGGGCATTTCTCATGTCAAAAACTTCTCCTTTGGTTGATACAAGAGGACGTTCTT